CCGACAAGATCCGGGAGCAGAAGGAAGTCATCGGGCAGATTGAAAGCGATATCAAGTCGCTGGAGAAAGCCTACCAGGGGGCCGCGCCCGGCAAGGCGAAGGTAGCCGCCCTGGATGAACTGAACGCCGCGAAGAAAGCGCTTGAAGAGGAAAAGGGCGCCCTTGCCGGGCTCCAGGCTGAACAGGAGAAGACGCGTGCAAGCAGCAAACGCCTTTCCATGCAGCTGCGTGAGCTCCAGGACAACATGGCCCGCATGCGCCTGGAAGGGAAACAGGACACCGAGGAGTACCGGAAGATGGCAGCGGAAGCCGCCAACCTTTCCGACACGCTTGCCGACCTGAACACCCAGACGAAAATCCTCTCGCACGATGACGCGAACCTCCAGGGATTCATGTCCGGCGTGAGCGGCCTTGCCGGTCTGTTCACCACGGCCACCGGCGCGCTGTCGCTTTTCGCCTCGGAGAACGAGAACCTGGCGAAAATACAGACCCGCGTCCAGAGCGTGATGGCCATCACGATGGGTCTCCAGCAGGTGTTCAATACCCTGAACAAGGACTCCGCCTTCCGCCTGGTGACGGTCGTGAAGATGAAGAACCTGCTGACAGCTGCCAATACCCGGCTGGCTGTCGCCCTGGGCATTTCCACCGGTGCCGCGCAGGCCCTGATGGCCACGCTTACGTTGGGGCTTTCAGCCGTAATAACGGGAATTATCGTCCTTTGGGATAAATACAGTGACGCGCAGGAAAAAGCGGCGGAAAAAGCGAAAGAACGGGTAAAAATCGAGAGTGACGGCCGCGCACAGATGATCAAGACCCGTTTCGAGATCGAGAGCACGCTGGCGAGCCTGAAGAAGTTCACCGGCACGAAGGACGAGGAGAAGTCCAAGGTGGAGGAACTGAACCGCAAGTACGGCGAGAGTTTCGGGTATTACGACACGATCGCCCAGTGGTATGACATCCTTCAGAAAAAGGGTGAGAAATACATCCAAATGCTTTTCCTCCAGGCCAAGGTGCAGAGCCTGGTGAACAAGGCCACGGAGGCTGACGAGAAGGTGAACGAGATCAAGGCCAGCAAGCCGGAAGACGTGGACGGCTCGATGGGCTGGTTCGCGCGCATGGGGCTTTACATGGCCCAAAGCGAGTCGTACGGACGGGTGGACGCGCAGTCCATGATATCGGAGTATAACGAGAAGGCGAAGGAAAAGGCCGTACGTGAGGCCGAGGAAGTCCGCGACGGCTACCTGGCTGAAGCCCGGAAGCTCCAGGAGGAATATCTGGATATCGGCAAGGAGTTCGACCTGGGTGACCATGCCAAACCCGACCCGAATGCCGCCAAAAAGGAGAAACAGTCGGAAGAGCAGCGTGCCTCGGAACTTCTGAAGCTCCAGATGAAGAACCGCCAGGCGGAAATCGACCTTCTGAAGGAGAGCGGCGAGAAACGCCGCCGCCAGATCCGCCTGAACTATGACAAGGAGATCGCCGAGCTTGCCTCCCAGGAGAAGAAGTGGAAGGACGCGCAGAAGGGTAAACTGACCGGTGAGCAGGAATCCACCCTGAAGGAGGCGCGGGAGAAGGCCGCGGCGGCACGTGACGGCGACCTGGCAAAGGTGACCAGGGAAGAGAACGACGCCGCCCGCCAGTCGATGCTCGACTACCTGAAGGAATATGGTACGTACCAGCAGAAGAAGCTGGCCATCGCCCAGGAGTACGCGGAGAAGATCCGCCGTGCGCAGGAGGAGGGGAACTACAATGAGGTATTGCGCCTTGGCCGCCAGCAGAAAGAAGAGACTGCCGCCGCCGAGATTGCCAGCCTGAAGGCGGATATCGACTGGGACGGCCTTTTCGGCAATTTCGGCGGGCTGCTTGAGGAGCAGCTGCGTCCCACGCTGGCGAAGCTGCGGAAGTATGCCGCCTCCGATGAGTACCGGAATGCAAGCGCCGAGGACAAACAGGTGATCAGCCAGCTGATCGCGAAGCTGGAGGATCGGAGCGCGGGCGGTATTAACCGGAACATGTTCAAGGATGTTTCCCGTGATCTTTCCGCTTACCAGACGACGCTGCGTGAGCTGACAGAGGCCAAGGAAAGGGAGAAGGTCGCCGCTGACGCTTTGGTGGTGGCGCAGGAAAAACAGAAAAAAGCCGCTGAAAGCGGTGACCCCTCCGCCATGAAGGAAGCGGAAGAACTGGTGGCTACCGCGCAGGAAGCTTTCGACGCCGCCTCGGCGAGCGTGGCCACCCTGACAGAGGCGAACGACAAGGCGGCGCAGGACCTGCGCACGTCCAGCACGAACGCCGTTTCATCCCTCACCGGGTTTGCCGAGGGGCTCCAGAGCCTGAAGTCTGGTTCCCTTGCCGGCGTGGTTCAGGGGCTCGGCAAACTGGGCGAGGTGACGAAGAACATGGGCGGTGTGATGGGCAGCGTGGGCAGTACCCTTGCCGAGACGTTTTCAAACGGCGGCATCATCGGGCAGATCATCGCGGCGGTGCTTTCCATCCTTGACGTGCTGAAGGAAGGAATCGGTACGCTGGTAAGCGGTATCCTTGATTCCGTGCTCGGTGCGGTGAACGGTATCCTGGAGAACATCCTTTCCGGTGAACTGTTCACGCAGATCGGCAGCTCGCTTTTCTACGGGGTGAGGGACATCCTGGACACGGTGACCTTCGGCCTGTTCTCCTCGCACGGCAACGCCAGGGAGGTGAACGCGCTGGTGGATCGGCTGACCGAATCGAACAAGTACCTGACCACCGCCATCGAGAAGCTGACCGACGAGATGGCCAGCTCCGGCGGCGCACGTTCCACCGAGTACTACCGGAGCGCCTACGAGAAACAGCAGCAGAAAATTGAGAACGACCGCCAGATGCTCGCGGCAAAGATGGGATACCACAGTTCGCACCACTCGAACAACTACTACATCGGCAAGGCCATGGGCAGCGGTGACTGGGACACGGTTTCCGCCTACCTGGGCAAATCGGTGCGGGATACCGGTTCCCTCTGGAGCCTTTCCCCCGAGGAGCTGGCCCGGCTCCAGGAACTTCCCGACATCTGGGAGAAACTCCATTCGGGCAAGTACGACCAGAGCCAGTGGCTTGACGAGTACGTCTCTGACGCGAACACGCTGCTGGAACTCCAGAGGCAATGGCAGGAAGCCATCACGGACACCTCTTTCGACGGTATCCGCAGCGGCATGAAGGACCTGCTGAAGGATTTCGAGACGGACTCGAAAGACGTGATCGCGAGCGTGGACGAGTTCATGGAGAACGCCATCCTGAAATCCATCGTGAACGGCACCTATTCGGACGAGCTGAAGAAATGGCAGGAGACGTTCGCCGAGTTCATGAGCGACGGTATCCTGTCGAAGGAGGAAGCCGACACGTTGCGCACCCGGTACTCGGACATTTTCGAGCGTGCCCGTGCCAAGAAGGAGGAGATGTTTGACACTGCCGGCATCACGGAGGAGGGTAAATCCACAACGCAGACCGGCCGCGCCGGCGGCTTCTCGGCCATGTCGCAGGACCAGGGCACTAAACTGGAAGGCATGTTCACTTCGGGCCTGAACCATTGGGTAAGCATTGACGAGAAGACCGAGGACGTGGCGGGCCGCATGGCCAGTGCCGAGGGACACCTGGCTAAGATTGCGGAGAATACCGGTAAAAGCGCCGGTTTCCTCGGCGAGATAAAGGAAGATATAAAACGAATCATACGTGACGGACTAAGAATGAAATCATCATGAGCATGGAACCAATCATGGGCGGGCTGTTCCTTATCAACGGCACCGATATCTGGACGGAGTACGGCGTATTCCTGACCGAAGAGAAGCGCGGCGGGCGTGACAACCTGAAAGCCATCCTTGCCGCGAGCAAGACGAAAGCGCACACCGCCGTGGACATACGTGAGGAGAACGGGGAGAAATATTCCGACATTCTGACAGTGGCCAACGAAGCGCGCGACATCACGCTGACCTTTGCCCTGTATGCCCCGGGTAAAGGGGAGTGGCTGAAGAAATACATGTCCTTCATCTCCTTCCTGAAAACCGGCGACAAAGGCTGGCTCTCGCTGTATCTTCCACAGCTGGAGCTGACATTTCGCGTGCATTACCTGGATTGTCCCGGCTTCACCCCGCTGACCTACCTCTGGCGGGAAGGCGTGCAGGCCGGCCGCTTCAAGGTGAAATTCCGCGAACCCGAACCAATCATTTAAACAACGTTCAAACACCATTCGAACATGCTTTTAACGGTATATGACAGTAACAGGCAGGCGAAGGCGGTCCTTTCCCCGGACGACAGCTCGACGCAGGTGAAGGCGATCCAGTCGGACAACGTGCTGACGCTCTCCTTCACCCTGTACGAGTATGTGGCGCTTGAGGTGAACGACTACGTGGATTTCGAGGGCGAGCGCTACTGGCTCCAGGAGCGTTACCTTCCGGATGAACGCAGCACGCAGGAGTGGAAATACGACGTGAAGTTTTACGGCATCGAGAGCCTGATGAAACGTTTCCTCGTCCTGAACGTGGTGGACGGCGACCCTGAGCCGGTATTTACGCTGACCGCCCCGCCACGGGAACACATGGCCCTGATTGTGAAGTCCATCAATGACGGCATGGGCGGCATCACCGATTGGAAAGTGGGGCGTGTGGAAGGTACCGAGAACGTGGTCATCGACTACGAGGGGAAGTACTGCCCTGACGCGCTGAAGGAACTTGCCGGCAAGGTGCCGGGCGCCGAGTGGTGGGTGGAAGGCCAGACTGTGAACCTCTGCCGTTGCGAACACGGTGAGGAGGTTACCCTGTCCTACGGCAAAGGGCTGACGGAGCTTTCCCGCGACAAGGCCGACGGCGCGAAGTTCTACACCCGCCTGTTTCCGATCGGCAGTTCCCGGAACATCGACCCGGAGAAATACGGCCACAGCCGCCTCCAGCTTCCCGACGGTGCCAAATATGTGGATGTGGACACGGAAAAGTACGGCATCCACCACCACTACGAGAAGGACGCCTTCGCGGATATCTATCCCCGCCGCGTGGGTACCGTGACCTCTGTACGCAGCGCGCAGGTGACGGATGAGGACGGCAACCCTTTCGTGATCTGGTATTTCCGGGATGACACGCTGAACTTCGATCCCAACGCTTACGAACTTGCCGGCAAGGTGAAACGTGTCTCCTTCCAGGAAGGTGGCGAACTTGCCGGTCTTGGCGAGGAAGAGGACGGCACCTACTATTTCGAGGTGAACTTCGACAGTGACACCCGCGAGTTCGAGATCATCACCATCTGGCCGTANCTCACGGCTCTGCCCGCCACGTAGTCGGCTTTCTGTTGGTCGGTAAAGTTCACATTGCTCCATTTGCTGATGGAGCGGATGCTGCCGTCCTCGTTGGTCCATGTGTTGCGGCGTTGCTCCTTGTTCGTGCCGGCGGCATTTTCCGTACCTTGCGACTGCGCTTGTGCTTGTGCTTGGGTGGGATTCTCCTTGGCTTCCTGCGTCTGTGCGGTACGTGGCGACCTGCCTGTGCCCGGCACGAACTCCACACCGCGCTGTTCCACGTTCACTTGCAGGGTGGTGANTGATGACGACACGCAGCTTCCCGGTGACCGCCTTGTCCCGAAAGCGGGTGACAGGTTGTAACTCGTAACTTTGCCGCATCACTTTTTCGTAACATTAAATATTTCACTTTACGAAAACTATATTTATGTAGAAAATGGATGCAAAAAAGATTACAGAAGACTACCACGACTGGCATAACATTGCCGAACTTCGACTTCTTGGCTTAAGCCGTTCTCAAATAGCAAAGAAGCTGCAACTTCCTCCCGGCAGAGTCATGCGGCTTTCCCGATTAAATGTTGATGAGCTTCTTCAACATGGCAATCGTCCGCGCCCTTCTTATTCCTGCCGTCTCGATCCTTATGAGGAGTCAGTTAAGCATTTGCTGATAACCTGTCCTTATTATTCTTCCACCCAGATTCATGAATATCTAAAGGAGAATAATCCCTCTTTTCCAAAAGTCTGTGAAAAGACTGTTTTCAATTATGTAAAAAAAATACGTAAAAGATACGATATACCTGCAAGAGTATAATTTTTTGCAGCAACAATCTTTTGTTCAGAATTCAATAAGAATCTGAACTGCATCCTTATTACCGAAATTTAAATAAAAGACATTATGAAATCCGTTATTTCAGACAATAAGATTATTCCATTCCTACCTTGTTATAAAAGGACATCACAGTTGCATGAAACCAAAGTTAGTGATCTGAAAACTGTATATGGATGTAATGGATATGCGGTTTATGATTA